TTTTTTTTTTACCTTTTAAAGGTAAATGGAAGACACCGTGATGTCAAACATTTAACACCCATAGGAATGGTGACTGCGTCACCAAACCGAAGGGATGGTAAATGTTGAGGTTGTCTCAGACAATCCTCACCTTGAGACTCGGCATACAGAGGAGTAACTCCTCTATATAAGGAAGATCCACTTCTATGAAGTGTTCATCCTGTGCCGTCGCAAGGATGACGTCCCTGTCATAATAGACAGGTAAATCACGGTATGCGAAAGCCTTGACGACATCGTCCTTTGAAAGGACGGGTCGGACATCGGCAAGATTGCGGTACCTAGAGCTGAGCTCGCCAAACCGCTTGACCCATGGCTGAACCCTATGGATTCTGGCCTTGAAGTCACCACGAAGGAACAACGCAAAAGCGTAGACTCTTTCAAAGTGATCAACAAGTTCCTCACTCGTGATGAAACCTTGGCGCTTCCGGAAGGATTCAATTTCCTTTTCCGTGGCATTACCGCCAAGGGTTGAATTGCATTCTTGGGCCATTTCCCTCCTGTCGAAGGGACGGCCGAGAAGCATGAGCGGTGATATGACAGGCATATCCTCGGGAAGATCGTTCTTAAGAACTTTTTCCCTAATGATATCCCTTTCCCCCTTCGGGGGTTCGAGCTTTCTGAGTGTTTGGTTTGAAACCAAATCTCTAAAATCTCGGATCACACGCTCATTTGGAGCTTGGTTAACCTCTGAGAGGTAACTAAGTGTGAGGTTATCAGCTTTCTCTAAGAGATCGTTGATATCCTCATCATCCATTAAATTCAACCCTAGACCGCCAAGACTTACTGGAAGGCCCAAATGGAGTAACTCCTTTGAGTCATAAGGTGGAAGCTCGCGACCCATCCTATAAAGGAAACGGTCACGAACTAAAACCTTCCTCCAGTGAGGCCAATACATCTCATTATGAATGTATTTAAGCGCCTCCATGAGTGACTGGGCTTTGCCCGGAGCAGATATCTTAGATTTCTGCCGGAATCTTGTTGTAGCGGGATCTGCCTTCGAAAGGAGCCTGACCTTTAAGGTCTCGATCCAGGGCCCTTCTTCATAAGTTTCCTCCCTGTAACAGAGTTCCCGGGCCTTTCCTTCAAGGAAAGGTTGAACAAGGAAACACCTTTCACAATACTTCGCGACAACATTGTATATGCCGTGTTTCTCTAAGGAAACTTCGGCACCCATATCGATCATCGATTGGGTAATGTTGTTGAGGTATGATTCTTCGCCTAAAGCGCAGATATCATCCCCTCCGACGTGGTAAGCACGTGGGTGCGAAGGTTTCTCCCTTTTGTCACAAACAAATTGGGACAAATGGGGATAAGTGCGGTTCCAGGCGAGTTGCTCAGCAACAACCTGGTGGAGTGTAAGGACTGACTTAGCCAAGCCTTCACCCATCATAATACCGCGCTTTGTGAAAAAGGTTTTCCCATCCATGAAGATCTGGCGAGGACTACAACAGATCCCAATGACAAAGTCATTGACGTCTGACGTAAGTCCGCAACCAGAAACAAACCCTTGTAACAAGGCCTCGGCGATTGGATGTGGTATATGGTCTGTTGCCTCTTTGAGGTCAGACGAAAGAAGTTTAAAGTCATGATCTTTCTTGTCAAAACCGTTACGGTTTTTGCAGAAAGCCCAAGCCTGGTCGGCCTTTGAAAGGCCGGAAGCACAACACGATAAACATCTTAGATGTGAAGCGATGTTGTGTGCCAGGGGTTGCTGAATTATGGTATTCCACCATTCAGTAATACCAAGAATTCTCACTTTATTACCGCCCTCAGGGGCAGTCATAATGCGAGATTTTGGTATGGGATCAGACTTTAAAAGAGCACATACGAAGATTTGATCACCTAAGGTGGAATCAAAACCGAGTCTGTGCATCTTCTCAACACCCATCCATGTCGAGGATTCACCAGGGAGATAATCTCCGAAGGTGAGTGTTTGTTGGTAAAACCAATCCTGGTCATACCGGTAAAGCTCGATATCGGGATTAATTCCACGATCCGGGTTACCGACCGTATGCCACCTATGGACTTCCTCTGAGTGAATCGAATAATTCGGTTCACCAGAAATCCACCTGGTGAGAGGCTTGGGCCTACACCAATGGCGGAACCTTGGCTGGCCCTTAGGGCAAAACAAGGTAAGTCCATGGATATGGATGGTCTCATCTTCATCGGGTTCAACTGTAAGGATTTCCTTGATTGAATCAAGGACCTCCATCACTCTCCCTCCATCTTGGATGGACCGCTCGTAACAGGCGGCTGAGGAAAGTGATATATGGGAGGAACTTCCAAGTTTGTGGTGTTTCATAATGAAACGACCAATCTGCTTGGAACACTTGAAGACATCTGAGATGATCTCAGGGTTATGGACCCAAGGCTCTGTAACAACACTCTTGAAGCGTGTTTTGGCCTGTCGTGCCACATCAACATCTCCCTCAGGGAAATGGCGTGAAGAAAGGAGATGTGCAAGCATCTCACCACGCTTGTGTGGTTTGCAAGTGCCGTTAATGACATCCTTGATTGAGTCAAGGGTCAATAGGGAACGGTACATACCGCTATAAAGCGGTTGTTCCTTTCCTTCAACGGCATTATGCAAATATAAACCAAAATTCTTCCATTCCTTACAGGATATGGTAAGATTGGTTAGAGATTCTTTAAAGATCCTCCTTACCAAAGGTAAAAGGACGTTTGACCTGATATGGTCATTGGCAAACCATAATGGATTGACCAAAATTAAAGAATCAATCACACAATTGAAAGATGCTTCAGCACGTTTGAGACGTGCATATGAGTGATTGGAGGCCCCCTGTGCAAATTCTGGTTTGAAACCAGCTTTCACAAGAGTCTTTTGTACAAGGTCTTTGTCTAAGACAAACCTATGTACAAATTTGCGTTTCCCCTTAGAGATAATCTGCTTTGGGGAATTGCGCATAAAATGTTCCACCAAACAACGCCTAAGGCGATACTTGTGGTGCGGTTTACCTGAGTTCATGATAAAGGTTGGTACTAAGTACTCATCCATATCGATGACCTCAGTAGGCACAGCCTTCCGCGGTCTACCAAGATGTACGGGATGACGCCTAAGGCGTCTAGAGTTTTGCTTAGCAAAACCCCGGGACCCACCCGCACGCCCCTTCTTACCTGAAACGGTTCGTCGGGTATCGTGGGTTGGGTTCATCATTGGCATCGCTCTTCCTTTCCGG